CACTCCAGGGTTATGAGCCGCAGCACCGGCCTGTGCGATAGATCCGGCAAGCCCCATGCTCATGCCCTTGGCTACGGCGTTGGACGCCTTCTCGGACAATGATCCCGGCGTTGGAGATTGATATCCAGGAACACCAGCATCCGTCTGGTCCTGTCCCATGGTATCCATCCCACTTAACCCGGCCGTAGCGGATCCACTTGTCGTGGAATCGCTCGCACTCGATCCGGGGACACCTCCACCAGACGATTCAGCTATGCTTTTAGCTCCAACCAAGGAAGGAGCCCCACCGCCCACTTCGCTATTCAGCCCTCGCGACTTACCGCTGACATCCAAGCCCGGCATGGGAGGAAGCTCACTGTTGTAGCGGCTCGTGAAATCAGGATTATTCAACATTCAAGGCGCTCCTATTTCTCATCCACGGTTCTTGCCGCGACCGTATCCTGCTCGTACTTGATCCCCAGAGACACATAGACGACCGTCCCGGCATAATCATCGGCCGCCGCCGCCTGCCGGTAGAGTCTGCACAAAAGCACGCTCCCGATCCCCTTCCCGGTTCCATCAATACCTGAATCCGTGAATTTGTCGAGGTGAGGAATGTACGAATTATTGATCCCAGTCGAGACATCCCTGGAAAGGAGGGTGCTGCTCCCGAGCGCGGACCCAACGTCGGCCCAGGCATATTCGAATCCGATTCCAACGTTGTCGGCCGGCGACACATCGGTGGTCGGCATCCACCGCAGAACCGGATAGATGATGCTCCCTTCTTTCCACCCGGGCGGCATGGGAAAGTTCAAGAATACGTATTGATCGTTCGCGAAATGCGCTCCAAAAACTCCGATGCTTCCTGCGCCGTCACTGGCAATCTGTACCCATGTGGGTGCTCCAACAGCGGGGGCGGCCGGGTCATAGGTGGGGTTGTCCGTGGCCTTCACCATCTGCCACATTTCGCCCCATACCGTTGCATCCCCCTCGAAGACGAGAGTGCCGTCCTGTTCGATCAAAACACAGTTTCTGTCGTCCACATTGCCGAGCCGCTGATTGCCGCTATCGTCTTCCAGGTACCGGGACGAAACCTTGATTGCCTCGGCGTCGGACGGGACAACCAGCATCTTCCCGGCCGACTCGCTCATGTCAACCATGACGTCCTTGAGCTTGGTGAAATACATCAACTCCTGAGTGGCGGACTTGTTGAAGTAGGTCTCCTCGTGGTCGTGGGAGCTGTCGGCCTTACTTTGCAGGGACTGATTGATTCCGGTCAAGGAATCCGATATCTCTGCCTGGCTCGAATATCGCTCCCCGGAGTCGGCGTTGCGCTCTCCGAAAAGAATTTCAAGCCGCTGCTTCATCGCTTCGAGAATGGCCCGTTGATCGGCGTCCATTCCGATTGGGATATTGCGAATGGCCTTGACCTTGCTTGTCGCCACTACTCGGCCCCCCCGGACAACTCTTCAATGCTGGTAGCCAATCTGATTTCGTCAACGTCAATGTTGGTCAGCACCTGGACATGCAACACCCGCTCCCTATACCCAGAAGGGAGGCGGAAGGGCTCGGCGTTCGATGCCTGTTTCTCAAATTTCAACACCCCGTCGATGAACAGCCTGAAAAGAACGCTCGGCTCATCGGGAAGCGCGGCAGGCACCTCGGCCAATCCTCCGCCATGGATTTCCAATGCATCGATTTCGAACGTGTTGATGGCTCCGGACCCCGCTCCGGAATCGATCAGTGCCTGGTTCGCGGCAATCACGGCATCCCGGTATGCGTTGTATGCTGTCCTTCTCGCGTCGGACATGGGAGCAGCGAAGTCTGCAACGATCTTTGCCGCTCCGAAATTCATGATCGACGGAAGCTGAAAAAGCTTCGATGTCCAGGTGGAGATGATTTTCTGTTCGGAGGCGTCCAACTTCCTGATCACGTATTCATCGGACCCGTTCTTTTGAACCACGTAAAGGAATCCGCTGGCATGATCCATGAACCCACAAAAGGCATAATCCAAGCGGACAAGAGACCCTTCGGAAAGCCCCGTGCCGAGGAAAAATCCTTCTCCTGCTTCCGCGTCATACGGAATCTTGGTATCCAATAGCTTACTTCCCCCGAACGTGCGAGATCCGAAGGAATGTGTACCAAAGCTCCCGGCAAGATATCCGTCTCCGTAGTAGTATTCAATGTTTTCTTGCTTCAACGCTTCGATTGCTGCATAGTATTCAGCCGACTGGTCAACGCGATGAAAGCAAACGAGGTTCCCGTTATAGAAGTACGAATGCATCGTTTCCGGCTGCTTTTCGTCCCACTCGTCTCTTTTCATGATGTTGTCGGTAACGACCGTGGCGCCACCGGCACCGATGAACATCATACCGTCTATGGTCGGGAAGAATGTACCGCTCTCGGTAATGACGTTCCCGCGGCTGGACAAGCACGGCTTCTTTATGGAATTGTCGTCCATCACCATAGCGGCCGGATGCGTTCCAGTCATGAGGTATGTTTCCTCTGTCGTCTCAATGATGATGGTGTTCCCGTACACGCCCAGGGCCACCACAGGATAATGAACGGATTGCCGATACCCTGGAGGCCACGCATAACACTTATTGGGCTCGCAGAAGCAAATTTCATTGTCCCGGAATCCGGCCAGGAAATTCCCTGGTATTGCGACCAAGCCTTTCATTTCGGGAGGAGGAGGAGAAAAAGTCGAAGTAGTAAGTACTTCGCCGAGGGCTGCGTTGAGAATCCTATCCCGATAGGTGAGCGTTCCGATGTCAACTACGCCGACATACTGATAGGCCGGCGCGGAAGAGCCGACATTCAAGCGATAGATTCTCTTTTTATCGATATGATACTCGGCATGAATCGCGGCCACCGAGTCCTCGTCGGCCGTGTCTGTCAGGTATGTTTCCGCCATATCGTTTACATCGACATATTTCACCCACCCAACGACGATAAGGTCATCATCGAGGTTATCGGGGTCAGGGTCCACCGACAGCAACCTTACATAGAGCTTTCCATCGGACCATCCCCACTGTCCGCGCACAAGATCTCCGACATCTCCCCTCGAATACGTTATGCTGTCCACCTCGACGGAAGACGGCTCTTCGTTTAAATCATCACCATCATAGGAATATTCATACGGAGCTGAAGCGGGTGCCACGCTCCATGCTCCGTTGATTTCAATCGTTGTGTAAAGGCCAACATCTATGTCGATGATTTCGGAAGCAGGACTGGTGGGACCTTCCTCTCCCCAGCTATTGACGTAGGTAGAAACGTAGACCCTGCTCTGTATGCCTTCCTCGGTTTCAACCTCTACTTCTTCCAGCGCCCTTCCGCCTCCGAAGGAAACATTGGCTCCGAACGAATTACAGCCAAAACTCCCTCTCGAAGTGCTGGTGTCAGCCTTTTTTACACTTTGCTTTACAAGAACCGGAGCCGATGCGGGAGCCGGAACACCGGTTCGGTAAGTAGTTAGAGAGGCGCCAGCCGTTGACGCAAGTATCATTGTGGAATCAAATACCCTGGGGAAATCGGTCCCTGTGAAATAAGTACGATCATCCACATCGACGATGGGGGAGCGGACAACATTCACCTCAGAGGCCCACCAAATCCAGAAATCATTGAAAAGATAGATCGTAACCGGGGCCGCCGCCAAGACACCCAGGTTCAGGATATCGACGGAATCCCTCCACGGCATGATGCGTCCGCTGTAGAGCTTGCAATTCTTGGCGTACTGAGACTGGTTCCCGGCCAAGTCCTTGGGAGCGAGTCTCGGTATCTCACCGGCGAATCCCTTGAGAACGATGGTGGCCATTACTTTTTGAGCACCCGGATGTAAAGCGTCATTTCGTCGAGATCGATAGCCCCGCCCGTGCTGTTCGACAACACTACCCTGACGGAGTTGGCCGCCCTGACATATGCCGTCATCTGGAGATCTTGAAGGTCGATATTGCATGACACGACAACCCAATCTCCCATTCCGGCGTCAGTCACGGCAACCGTCTTAGCTTCCTCGTCTCCGTCTGCTATGGACCCCGGGTCCCAGGTCTCGGACACGAGCGACGTAGCTTGTAGAAAGTTGTCGAAATCTTCGGCCAAGGGACGATGGTCTATGATGGTTCCGGCCGCCCAAGCTCGCGCCGATGTACCGAACAGCCCGCGAACTATCGTGAAATTGTTCCCGGCCCTGGCCGTTACCCTGACTATCTCCCGGTTTAGATCCACATCCTCTAGAACCACATAGAAAACCGTACCCGAGACAATGGTCGGGAACAACGACCCATCCCCCGACTGACACGACATGGAAAGGGCCGAAGCAGTAATTGCATTCAACAGGGTTGAAACAGCGAAATCCTTGTATATGACCTTAGACATTGTAAGAGCCGCTCCTTTTTTTCTTCCTGGATGATTGGACTTGGAAACCTAGAAGAACTGCATGGTCACTTGCCGCGACGTTTTCACATGCCCATGCTCCACCGTGGCCCGAGCCATAAGGATGCCATTCCAGAATTGCGTTTCATGGTAGATGCCCAACTGCGGATTGCTCCAATCCTTCCCGGCCATCTTCATGAGTCTGGCAAGCGCCCCATCCGCAATCCTTTCGCTCCAGTCGGTGTAAACGATATCTTCCACGGTATCGGCCGTCATGGTGGGCCTTAAGGCTACACGAACCGTAATGCCACCGGTAATCGCGGAATCCGGAGGGACATGGAGCCGGATAGTTCCCTTCGTCTCGATGAGATACATGGTTGGGGTTCCATTCGATGCATCCCTCCAGGTAGGATATGCATCTTCGAGCTTTTCCTCGGTAGTTGGAGAAAGAGGGATATCGTTGTATTCGACGTGGAGAGGAAGAACCACTTCGCTTCCGGAAGCCAGCACGAGACTGTACGTGGGCTGCCCCAAAACACTATCGATGGCTGCAAGCGTTGACCGCCAGATGGTGGTTCTGGTGCAGAACTCCCGGCAAGCCTGACGAACAGCGTTGATGGCAACCATCTCGGGGCATCCCGCAACGTTCGGCATTACTTCCGGTAGGAATGCTTCGAATGAAGTAGCCAAGAATCTCTCCTTTTGCTCAACTCATGCTCGTGCTCATGCCTGCGATGCTGGTTGTGATGGCTGGCCTCTACTGCCAGGACGTCTTGGATTCACCCAGGTATCAATTTGCATCTTGATGCCGAGTGCCTGGTAGGCATGTTGTAGATGCTGTGCGGCCCGCGCCTGATTGGCCGCGGAATCCGTGTCGATGCTGAAAGCCATCCAGAGGATGAAGTCGGTGATTGCCGTTTGGTGAACGTCATCAATCCCGATTGGATCGTAGTCGTTCACGCAATCAACGGGCGCCGCCGATACTATGATCTCGGCATACACAGCCGTGGAGGCATGCACCGGTGGCGTGACGTAATAGTATTTGGGGAATCTTTCATCAAAAACGTAGGACTTGATTGTGGTGGAAGCCGTCTCGGAATGCCATGTAGGATTGTAAAGATCCAGGTCCGCTCGATCAACTTTTCGAATGGGGCGCCCCGGAGTTGTACCAGCCACGCCCATATTCCGCACCACATCAATCAGGCGCAGGTCCCCGGACGGGATTGCCTGCTTTGTTCCGGAGGCTTGAAGAACACTCTTCGCGGTAGCTGTGATGTCAGGGCGCAGGGCCACGATAAGCCGGACGGATTCATTGAGATACCGCAGGAGCGACGGCTGAGAATACCGGCGCGTGGTAGAAAGATGATCCTGTAGCTCCTCTACCACGCGAGAGGATGTCGAGACGAAATCTGCCGCTGTCAAAGCCATGAAAGGGTGTCCTTATTCCTTGGCGATTCAGATCTTATCACTGTCGTCGGGCGAGCTCAGGTCGATGGTTTCCTCGTTCAGAAGCTCGATCATCTCGGTCAGGATTTCCTCGCGCCTGGTGCTGGGGGGGAATGTCATCTGGTAATTCTCTCGAGCATGTGCCCGAAGCTCCGACATGCTCATGCCCTTCAGAGCTTCTTCTGTTGCGACCTTAGCTTCCGGCTGATCTTCGGATGCGGATGCGGATGCAGGAGGAGGACCTGGGTCAACGAGCGATGGAACGGGAGCCATGTGCTGCATGAGCCCACCAATGCCAGGGCCGGGACCGGTCGCATCACTCCCCAAAGGGTCGAGCTGATCGTCCGATTCCACTTCACCGCCCGATGAAACTACGTCACCTTCCACGGGGGGCCAATACGGTTCCATGTCGGCCCGCTTCGAAAGTGTTACCGTCCACGGGAAAATAGTCTTGGTGCCATGCTTGCGAAGGAACGGAGAGCGCTCACCCTTCCTGGCATCGGCCGTGGCCATCCCGGAAAGCGACGCGGCATTCGAAGCCGTACCCTGTCCTTGCACCGGCCAATATGGTTCCATGTCGGCCCGGCGAGCGAGTGTCTCCGTCCACGGGAATGTGGTAGTCGTCCCCCTCTTTCTGAGAAGAGGGGAATTCTTCTTGGCGTTGGCCGCCGCCTCTTGGATTTTCGTCATTGTTGTTTCCGCTGTCTTCATTGCTTGTCTCCCGCTGAAAGGAACATGACCGGGAAGGAAGCGGTCCTTGATTAAATCCATCTTCGTTGCCATCTCACTACCATTCCTTCCCGGTTTGTCAATTTATGTTGAGTGTCCAAGTGAACTGCTTCGGTTAATCGTCGCCGCCCGTGTCGTACTTGGTGATATCGACGAAGATGTCGATCACGGCCGTATCGTAGGTGACGTTGCTCGGGCAAGTAATGCAGAGATACGCAGCCGCTGCATAGAACTTCCCGCCGGCCGCTCCGTAAGCCTCCGAGTTGACGCCGGTTCCAAAGCCAGTTCCGACCGCTCCGTTGATGGATTGGCCAGCCAGCCAGCCATCGAGATCAATGGCGGAACCTACCAGATCGGAATAGTCACCGATGCTGATGGTCGCCGCTTCACCCTCGGCCGTTACAACCACGAAATCGACGGAATGAATCCTGGACTTAGCCGGAATGACCATGATCGCCACGACATCATTCTGCACGGGGGCGGTGTCCATGTTCGCGAAGCTGAATCTGTTGTAGGGAATCCCTCGGCGCGCCGGCCCGTAAGCGGGTGACCGGAAAGTCGCTCCGAAGGCGTTTGCCAGCTCGTTGTAGTTGCTCATGCTTTACTCCTTAAAAAGAGGAAGGCCCCGTGTCATCGCCGTAGCGCCATTGAAAACTGTGCAGCGGAGCAATAAACACGGGGCCAGGGTTGAAAAGGTTATCGGCCAATTTCAATTTTCACCGGTCGCCCGAGAAGGTAGAAGGCCTAAGTCAGCACAACGTTGGCGTACAGAACGCCCAGTGCCTCGGGCTTTACCACCTTGTAACCGTACACGTTGAGGCCGCGCATCTTGTCGCCGAAGGTCTTCTCGGTGCGCAGGGTCTCGCTCTTCGTCATCTGCATGGCGAAGGTCAAGGACATCTTGTGACCGAAAAGGAGGTAATGCGCCGTTACGCCGGAGCCGTCCGCCACGTTGTCCACGTTGTTTGTGACATAGGTGGTGAACCGTCCGATTTTACCGATACGCCCACCGTTTCTGAGCGGGCTCTTGTCGTCGCCGGTGAGGGAGGCGTCCTTGATGTCGCTCCGCTGGACGATGTTCTCCACCACGGGCGGAACGACCATCCACCACGTCCCGTCGTCGGGAACGTTCTGCTCCTGGAGAATCGTCGCCGCATGGGCGTAATAATCCAGGATGTTGGTTTTATCCAGGGCCACCGGGGTCCCGGATACGCCCATGTTGAAGCCCGCGGTTTCCACGCCGGCCGTCGCCCCCATGTTCGAGGCGTGAGCGTCGGCGTAGATGTCCCCGAGAATGGGGGCTTCGATGCGACGCTTCATGCGCTCCGTTGCAACCGTGGACCAACGATCCACGATGGCGATGTCGCTTTGCGCGCGCTGGATTTCATCGACGATGAAGTTCCAATACTTGGCCTTGTCGATGTAGAGGGCCACGACATCTTCCTCGGGTGCCTGATCGACCAGATCCTGGCCGGGCACGAAGTCCTTGATGTCGATGTCGGGGTCCTGACGGATGAATACTGTGTCGCCGTAACTTTTGATCTCCTGGGTTTGTTCTTTGCACAGGCTCTTTATCCCGTGCTTCTGCATGTTTCCACACAGATCGGACTATATCTTCATTGCATGTCGCCAAAAGATCGGATATTATGGGGATACAACCAACCCACAAAGGAGCGATCATGGCCGAAAAGAAGCTTTTTGCCACGAAGGAAGAAATCGAATCTGCATACCTCAATCTCGGGTCCGCCGAAAAGGTTGCACTTCATTTCAATGTGTCCAAAAAAACGATCTTGAATCATATGAAGAAGTTCAACCTTGCCCGGAAAGAACGAGATACCTCAACTCACGCTGTATCCATCTCCGTCTTATCGAAGCGTGGATTCTCTGCCTCGGAGATAGGGGGAATCCTTGGTCTTAATGGCAACCACGTTTCAAGGATTGCCAGACTATTCGGAATCAGAATTCCCGATTATTTCCATAAGGGATATGCAAAAACAGATAGTGGCTACATCTTGGTCATGAGGCCAGATCATCCTCACGCCGATTGCAAAGGCTATGTGAGGGAACATCGTCTCGTTGTCGAAAAACGTCTCGGAACAATCCTCGACAAATCCATCCTCGTTCATCACGCAGACGAACGAAAATCAAATAACGACGATGAAAATCTTGACTGCATGACCATCGGCCAACACGTTTCTCACCATCACACAGGAAAGGATGGAAGGAAACGCAAGGACATAATGGCGAAAGAGCAATGCCCGGCACTCGTGCCAGTTTCTCCGTAGCAAAGCCGTAGGATACTTCTGGTAGTCTCTGAACCTTGAACCTGTTTCCAGGCCCCTGGGCTGCTGATTGTCCGATCCATCAACTTTTCAGGCATTCACGCTCGCCGTTACCGGCCACGTTGTAGCGTTGATGGCTCTAGGGACGTTCCAGCATTTCACCGGGTTTCAAGAGGGCAAGATCACTTACCCTCATACGGTTGTGTTATCGCAGGGGTTTTTATCCCTGCTTCTCATGGTTGCCTTCCCATGAGCCCAGCATATCTCATCACCCTCGAAAGGGTGTCGGGCGCTCGTGGGCCAGATTATTGTTGGGACTCACCGGCCTATGCGTTGAACCTTCCTGGAAACCTATGCCCTTCCAGGCTTGGCTGCGGATTACCGTCTCAGGCTTCCCCGCAATTCACCCGATTTGCTCTGCACCGTTACCGATACAGGGGACTATTTTCTAATCCGTGTTGCTGATGAAGGGTAGAACCAAGGCGTCGTAAAGCTTGATCAGCACCTTTCTAGAAAAGATATACGGAATGTAAGTCCCGGAATAACTCGGGGTTCCTGCTGCTGGCACGAAAGTCATGAGAAGCTCCTTTGACCGGGCACGGGGAGATAAGGTTCATTGATTCACCTCCTCTCTTCCAGGCCCGGCACATTATGAGAATCCGCACGCCAGCGCTGCAGGGTTAAATTGTCGCTTACTTCACCGCTTTCACGGTGATCCCCCGTCTACCGCCCAGCCAAAATCATATCGGAGGCGGTAATATTCCCCACGGGGGGAGTCCCGACTATTCTTCCCTGCAAGAAGGCCTGCGAAATTTCCTTTTCCTTGGCCACCCACGACGGATCGGACATCAAGCCGGGGTTCTTCGCTGCCGCGTTGTAATGCCCCTGGACTTCATCCGTGGAGTACGTCTTGCCACGGGATTGATCCATGGGAGACACAGCTACGTGTCCCCCATATATTCGGGCAATTCTGGCTGACCTGCATGTGGAGAACTCTTGGCAGTCACGCCATTGGCAACGATGATGTGACTCTGATGTTTCCGAAGTGAGGAATAGGTCATGATAACCACCTACCTCTTGATCAGTAAGGCACAGGCTAGAGTCGGAGGCCCTGTCGGCGATGTTCCGGCCCTGGATAACCCTGTTGCTTTCGCTGTGGGCATGGCGCTCCTGTTTCTCGTAGGAGTAGCGATGTTCGTCTACATCTGGTGGACAACACCAGAGAAGAAATGAGAACATGCCGCGCGGCCAGTTCCGCGCGGCATCTTTTTAAGCAGTACAATTACTTACAAACACTTTCATATGACAGCAACTTGGTTATTTATTCTATTGACTCTCTTTGTGCAAGAGCCGACCTCTACCGACGCGGCGATTTTTCTCGTCCGCCAAAATCACATCAATCTCTGGCTCATTAATATTTTGTGGCTCGTGGCTACCACTATTGATATTGCAGTAGGTTATGCGCTAGGTAAATGGATACAGAGAACTTTTCGAGAAACCCGATTCGGTAAGTGGGCAGAAAAGT